AAGTCACCTTCGATGCAGCCATTGAAGAACTGGTAGTTCGATCCGTAGGGGGCTGCAAGCTTCTGGTCGATGATCGTCTGTAACGCGCTGCGGCTGATCTTCAGGAACCCGCAGCCGACCAGTTTCGCCTTCAGAAGCCCTGTTCGGGGCATCTTGTCGACGGGTATCTTGTCGCCAAACTCGTCGCGGCAGATCCACTCGGGCGGTCCGTGACCAGGGTACAGTCCGCTGACGACTGGATGCGGTGTGGCGACCAGGTCCAGTAGGTTCTGTCGGGACCAGCCGATATCTCCGTCGATAAAGACCAAATGGTCACAAGGCGACTGTTGCAAGAAAGCATTGGCGAGTGTGTTGCGAGCGACATATATATCTCCTTGACCGGACAACGGCATCCAGCCGCGGTACGCACCGTTGGACTGGAGCATGCTGACCACATACTCGAAGTTCACGGCGCGACCGCGCAGCGGCGTCGCGATCATGCAGTTTGCCGGAGTCGTATTGAAAATGCCGGCAGGCAGCGCGTCCTTGTTCGACTCGTCGCCGAAGTTTGGGCCGGCCATTACTGGTTCATCCCGGCAAGCGCCTCGTTCACCGCGTCCAGCATCGAGCCGGCGTCCTGTTTCAGCGCGCCGCCGCCCGCTGCCTGGGCGCTGCCGCCAGCGCGCATTGGCTGGCGGGTAGGCGCTCTCGGCGCAGCGCGCGCGGCCGCGGGCAGACGCAGATTCTTGTACGCCTGATCAAACGCGCCCTTCCACTGAGAGGGAGGGATCGTCTTGAAGATCGGCTGAAGGATTGGCACCAGCGCGGCGCGCTTGGCGTCGTACTGCGGATCGGACGCCTGAAGCTGGGCCTCAAGAGTATTCAGGTCCGTGCGCGCAGTGGTCAGTTCGACTTCCGCAGCATGCCGGGCCTGCGCCGCGGAATTGTGCGATGTTTCAATCTCGGTGCGGAACGCCTGCCCATTGCGCGTGCGGGCAATCTCTTTGGCGTACTGCGGCGTGACCTGACCCTTGGCGACGGCTTCCTGCAAGTCTGGGTGCTTGGACAGCACATCGCTAGGGGCGCGCTCTTTGCCGAGTAGCGTCGCGAGCCGGTCCGCTACTGACTCGACCATCTCAAGCGCGCGGGCCTGTGTGGCCGGGTCTTTGCTGTTGAAAGCCGCCATGAACTGCAACAGTTCGCCGTACTGCTCGGGCGTAGTGCCGGTAACCTTTATGCCGTCAATCAGGTAGCCGAAGTCCTGCGTGGCTTTTTCGAACTTCGCAGTCGTGTCCTTGTTGGTGTCGATCAACGTGCGGATGCGGTCCTGCGTCTCTTTCTTGAGGTCCTTCGGAATAGCATCGTTCAGCGCGTCGGGCTTTTTGGCCTCGACTGCATGCTTATCACCTTGCTTGTCGACGGGCTTGGCAGCGCCCTTGTCGCCTTCGGCCTTGGTGAACTTGCCGGTAACCGGGTCACGGACCTTGCCGGCTTCGTCAGATTGTTCAGCCGCTGCCGCGTCCGGTTTTCCTTCACCAGTGCCGTCTTCAGCCACGTCATCAGCAGGCGTATCAGCACCCTCTGAAGCATGGCCGTCGGCATCAATATCGCCGCTGTCAGCAACGCCCGTATCCGGCGCGGTTCCGTCGAGTGTTCCACTGGTGTCTCCAGTTTCCATGGCGTGATCAATCACGTCCATCAGGTCAGGGGGTGTTTCGGTGGGCATGTGGGGTGCTCAGGTTATCGTGGAGGTAGACCAGGCGGGGCGCCCGCGATCGGGCCGGCCGTTGGGGGCGCCATAGCTGGCGCGCCCGCTGTTGGGGCGATTGCGCTCGTTGGAGGCGGCGTCTCGCCTGGAGGCGGTACCGGCGGGCGCTGAAGTGCGGCCAACGCGGCGGCGTGAACTTGATCCTCGTTGACCGCGGGCGCGGCGAGCGCAGCGGCGGTCGCAGGGTCCACTTCGCCCTTGAGCTGGATCGTGAGCTTCGGCATGATCGCCGGGGGCGGCGCGCCAGCTCCGGGGGAGCCCGGCGGAGGCACGTTCGGGATGAAACGGTCTGGGTCGGTTTCGTCCCCCATGCGCTTCATGGTCTCTTTGACGAGTTCCGTCAGTGAGGTAGCCATAGCCTTGTCGCCCACGGCCAGGGCTTGGCGAATCTGTACGATCATCTTCTCGATGAGGGGCAGGATGGTCGCCCATGCCTGCTGGTCGCTCTGATGCATCGGCTTGCCGGTAGTGCCAGCTTCGATCTTGATTTCGACAAGCGTGAACAGGTCCTCAATGGACATACCTTCGGGCCAGAACGCCTTGGGTCCTGCCATACGCTGCGCTTCGGGGATGGTCAGACACTGCAACGCCTGCTGCGCGGTGTACTGCGCAAGGTCGGTGAGCAGGTCTTCAAGGAAATCACGGTTGCACGACGTGCGGGCCTGCGTGCCGGCCTGCTGCACGTTGACCGCGGTAGCCGTCTCGGGGTTGCCGGGCGCGCTCATAGCGCCGGATAGCGCTTCCTGCACGCCGGAGACGCGTTCCATGTCGTTCAGAATCAAGGTCGGGTCGAAAACCCGCATATCGACGCTCTGAACCGGCTTCGGCGCGAAGATGTTCGCAAGGGGAATGGTTGGGTCCGCCGGACGCAGTGCTGTGTACTCCTGGTGCTTCGATTTTTCGAGCTTCCGGGCCTCGGACTCGTCCAGCATGGTTGCGTTGAACAAGACGCCGGGGATTGAACGCTCGCGAGTGAGCCGGAAGTTGCTTCGCGCGGTGCTGTACTCGTCCTGGAGCTTGTAGAGGCGCCAGGAAAGGGACTGCGCGTGCCGGTTTCCGTCTACCTCGAAGAATCCAAGGTAGAAATACGGGAAGAAACGCAATGATGGGGTCGGCGGCGGATACGGCAACGCTGCCCACTGCTTGACGCCTTCAATCGTGGTGCGAATCAGCTTGTCTTTGCGGTTCCACTGTTCCAGTACGCGCACGAAGCAGGGCTCATCGGGCGATGACTGGCTCTGAACGAACGCCTGCGCGCTTTCGGCCGTCAACATGCCCTGCGGCAGCACGTTGTCGATGTCGCGCGTGGTCAATTCCTTCGGGGCTTGCTGGTAGAAGATCTTCGCGGACTTCAGGACTTCGGGCGAGAGACGATCAAAGCGCGCCAGAGCCTCATCGACCGACAGATACTCTTCGTTGGATATCCAATCGGCCTCTAGATAGTCCTCGATCGCAGTTACGTTGGTCGCGATCTGCATGCGCTCACAAGGGACGAAGTCGATACAGAAGAGCTTGTTGATAGACAGCTCTAATTTCTCGGTCAGCGAAACTTTTAGCGCTTCGTTCTCCGCTACTGCCGCATCCACTTCGTCCTGAGACATTCCCTGTGGGTCTTCGAGGAGCTTCGACTGCGCCCGCAAATGTCCCAACGTCTCCTGCACATCGTTCAGCGCGGCTTCGGTCTGCGGCTGCGGAACCTTCTCGCTGATGAGGTTGCATTTTATCCATCCTTCGCCGCATGAGAGCACGCTGCGGACAGCTTTGCGGGCCTGCTTCTTGAGCTTGCCCTTGCGCCATAAGTTGGAGATGACGATTTCGAGCGTCTGCGCGAACACATCCATCTGCTGGGTGTTTGATGCGTCGATCTGCTCGGCTTTCTTGCAGCTTACGTCCGGGTCGCGCGCGTAGAGGAGCGCAACGAGTATGTCGATAAACGCACCGATGATGTTCGTGCTGACTGCCCAAGAGAGGTCCGACGTGCCGGCGGCATAGCGTCGGTCAATAGCGACCTGCTTGCGGAAGTTCTCATCGAATTTGCGGGCGCGCTCGTAGTTGTGCCAGAACTTTTTGACCAGCGCTTCTTCTTTCGGATCTGGCGCGTCCTGCTTATCTCCGTCTACACCGCCCGGCAATACCCCACCGCCCGCGGCCTGCCGCGGGTCGCTCAGGATACCAGCAGCCCCTGCATGGAGGCCGTTGTCGGCGCCGCTTGTGCCCATGCTAGATGAGCTTCAGAAGCAAACCGATAATATCGAATTTCGATACTGCGAAACCGCCCGCGGCGACAGCGACGAGCCCGCCGCTAGTCTTGGCGAACGCAACTGCCTTGGCCCAGAACGCCTCAACGGCCTTCAGCTTGGCTTCGGCGCCGGTTTCGAGAACCTTGACGCGCGCGTCAATGGCGGCGACATCTGCTTCAATTGTCATTTTCGGATTTCCTGTTTCGCATCTATATTGTGCGCCGGGCGCGCGTTCGCC